TATTCAAGCTAAGCAGGAGAAAGTGTTAAAATACCATACAACGAGAGAGTATATATGAAAACTTTTATTTTAATTGTAACTTTAATTGTTAATGGCGGGAACGATGGTCAAGGAGGCGTAGCTATGCAAGACTTTGTAGGGCAAGCTTCTTGTGATGCGGCAGGAAAGCAATGGTTAAGTAAGGTTGACACAATGCAAAGATGGGAGACCAAGTCTTTCTATATTTGCGTGAAGAAAAGAATATAGCACAGAA